CTCTAACCCTAGCATTGGGATACCTGATTCACTCAAAAGCAGCGTCCACAAAATACGTCCATTTCTGTCCCCACGGGAGAGGGGAGCCAGACTATATCCTTCCCACGCATACAGCGGATCACCCCTGGTGAGGTGATCGTGGAACATTCAGGCAGGATCACAAACTATTCTCATCAGCCACCCAAAACCAGTGGTTAGACAAGAAAGTTCATTAGCCCGACATGCCCAGGTACCGAATCCGGCAACGTCCGTCATCACAGGTAGGACCTGTAATAACGTTTTAATGTGGCAATTGACTGAGTCAAGTATTGATCAAGAAGGTATTAACCATTAGGAGGAATAATTCGCCTTCGGCTTCGACACATGGTCGGCATACAAACACCTATTCCCCGGTGTTTGTGTTGGTTACACTACAGCAAGACATTGCAGTGTCTTACTGGGCAAAAGCACTTGTGGAAGAGGTCCACCACCCATGTGCAACCGTGTTGCACTTACTTCTTACGAGGGGATTTAGAACGTTCGAAAGATGGAGTGTCATCTTTCCGTGCAGTGGGAATGGAATCCGGTTTCTGGTTATTCTCTCGCGTGTCATTCTTGACAGGTTCATCATCATCGTCAAGCTCAGTAACTTGTGGCAACTCCCTCTGTTGAATTGCAACCTTAGAGGGTCTTTCTTTTCCCACATTCCAAGCATCCCATGACAAAATCTTTGGCAAAGTCCACCCATCAGTCCATAAGTCAAGCTCCAAATCTGTAACGGGGAATGGAGTGACATACAACGCGAAAGCATAATACAACTGCTGCATAGTATTCTCGTTCATGTTAGCAAAATCAAAGAGCTCACCTTTCTCAAACCGAACAGCCGCAGTCTGACACAAAATGAAATGATCTCCTATTGCTGCATAAGGATTAGTCCACCCAATAGGAGTATTAGCTGAAATGATCTTGTATCTGCAGTTCGTCCAAGGCCGAACACCATCCCAGAAATACTTACTGTACTCACCAGAATAAACTGAAGGTATCACAATTGTAACCAAGTAATCCCCATTGCAAGCACAGTAAACTTTATCCCCTTCTACTGCCAAAGCAGTAGTATGCCATGTGTGCACAGCGTCAACGTTATGGACATGATCCCAAAAGCTACCAATAAGTGGAGTGTACGCTTCAACCCAATCACCATGGGTACCATTATTCCAACACTCAACAAATCCAGCACCACCACTAGAAACTTGCTGGTTTTCAAATCGTACCTTATAATGGCAAATAACGCGACCTAAAAGGGTACCTGAAGTAACTGACACACCCGAAGATGCGCCATACAAAATCCCAGGATACGCGTCAGATGAAGAGCAAAAGTACCTCTTAAGAGACCATTTGGTACAATCAACATGCATAGTAGCTTGCTGTCTCGCTGGGCATGCAACGGCTCGTGTGTTTGAATACAAGGTATTGTACTCAGTGGGTATGGGATCATTGATGTCATAATCAAAATACATCACAAACCCACCATCAGCGTTCATACCAACCTGTGGTAGATACTCAAATGAGAGCTCAATCGGTGTCCAGTGTTCCCAACACATGGCTTGCGTTGACAGCCAGGGAAGTACACTATTGTTGGTAACACACAATTTACTTGCCCATTGTTTACTACCACCACCAATAAGATCAAAAATGATTTCCTTACCGCTAATGACAACCGAATTAGCCGCTTGTTTGATCTTTACGCCCTTGTTGGCAGATTTCGGGCCCCAGATAGGCGCCAAAACCTTCCTTGTCTGCGCTGAGTTATTGACCTGACGGTTTCGTTGCTGTCGATTCCGCCGATTTCTAACTCGTTTCCCTTTCCCAGTGACATTTTTATTCACAACACGTCGTGTTGACATGTTACGGGACCGACCACCTCCACCAACGAGTTAGACAACAAACACACGATAACAGGCATAATCAGTATTACAGTCATAACTGATATTTTAACAGTTTAACGACATGAGGGTCTGGCAGTTTTCTGACTTGCAGGTCAATAATCAGTTTAACGACATGGTGGTCGAGAACCAGTTTAACGACATGGTGGTCGAAAAGTAGTTTTAAGACATCTCGGTCTATGTGCGTTTTAAAGCATAGCACATCTCGCAGATAGCGTTTAGTAGACAAAGCGTTGGGAAAAATCCAAACCATCCTTGGCATAATCCAATAGAAAATTTACCAAGAGTGGATGATCTAAATCCTCATGCTCTAAGATGTATTTTTCAACCAACAACTGATCAGGAATAGATAATCCATAACGTATAGCAAAACGTCTCCTTATCTCGTCTGATGGTTGTTGTAACTTATCGAACATTGAGAATGACCAATATTTCTCCCCGCAGCCATACGATGAGTCACGATGCCAACGAGCTTTACCGAAATACTTACTGCAATATGCCATCAACAATGGAGTACCAGGATTAGCATCAGCAATAGACATTGCTTTAGCTGCCATCAATTCACGGCGAAACTCTAAGTTGGCATTAATTGGACACACAAATGACCATCCAGCGCGCAAAAGAACACGGCGTGGATCAGTGTGTGACCAGACGGAGTTTGACAAGATTTCAATGGAGGTTGAACAGAAGTTTGACTCAGAAATAGAATATATTTCGCTAACTGTAGCCCTGAATCCAACTTCTTCAAATTCCCGTGCAGTGGGGCATCTACCAACAACCCCAAATAATCCATCATCACCCTCAACAACCCCGTGGATTTGGATGCCTGTGCGACTAGCAACGAACTTGTTGACCATAAGATTGACAAATCCATTACCCAATGAAGTATTCATATCGCCACTCATTCTAGTACCATTCACAGAATAATTCAGGCAACTCATAGAACACTCATTACGAGACCATAATGGGCTCAACAGTTCCTCAGGCATACCAAACCTCCTATATAATTGACACTCAATGTCAC